CAGAACGTATGCGACTTGATAGCAGCGGTAATTTACTACTTGGTGGTTCTTCTTCGCCAGCTTCAGCAACCAGAAGTTTTGCTATATTCAATGGAACAGCGCCAACAGGTTCTGTGACAAATGGTGTTATTCTATACGCCGAAGACGTTTCAACAAGTTCTGAATTGAAAGTACGCGACGAAGCTGGAAACATTACAACTCTTTCACCTCACAACTTCTCTCAAATTCCTGAAGGTCCTTCCGAAGATATGGCTTTCTCATATTACTCGGAAAAAGATAATAAATATATCAATGTTGACATGCTGGCCGTCGTCCGCGAACTCGAAAAACTAAGCGGAAAACAATTTGTATATACTGGTTCTAAAAAAAGAACAAGAAAAACTAAAAGGAGAATGAAATGAATGAAGAAAAAGTAACCCTTTCACTAGAGACTGTAAATAATATTCTTAGCTATTTGGGAACCAAACCATATCAAGAAGTATTTCCACTCATAAATACTATCAGACAAGAAGCGGAGAAAAGTTTACAACCAATTTCTTCGGAAACCGACGAAAAAGAGTAAATAAATGCCAGGCATCGTAACTTCAAAATTTAGACTTCATAACGCCGAACAGTTTTATGAAGCATTTAGTGAACCCGCGTCAATCAATACCAGAATGTATCTATTCATTGGGCGCACCCGCGCGTGGGCAACCGATTCAAGCCCACCAACACCAACAGATACTTTTGGTGGCACTAACTATATTTCATGGAAAGACTTGATTGCCGCAAAACGCATTACCGCATCTGACGTTTCCTATGCAGTCCGAAGAATAAATTGGGCAAACAATACCTTCTATACCGCATACACCGATGATAATCCTAATCTATCATCAAATAACTTCTTTGTCGTTACAGATACCTATAATGTCTACAAATGTATTGACAACAATAATGGCACAAACTCTACTGTAAAACCAACAACAACCACAACATCTACCGGACGATTAGCAGATGGTTATAAGTGGAAATTCATGTATAGTATTTCTACCGCAGACGCTCTAAAATTTCTTACAACGAATTATATTCCTGTAAAAACACTTATAGCGGATGATAGTTCTGCACAATGGGATGTTCAACAAGCGGCGTCTAACGGCACACTTGAAGCGGTTCTAGTAACTAATGGTGGTTCTGGATATATTTCCACCAACGGCACTATCGCTCTCGTAAACAGCGCTGCAATCACTCTCGCAGGATCAGCAAGCGGCACAGATGATATCTACAATGGATCAACTCTTTACATCCGTTCTGGATTAGGTGCCGGTCAGATTAAAGAAATTACAAACTATGTGGGCGCAACAAAAGTCGCAACTCTCAATTCCGCTTTCACCATTTCACCGAACACATCTTCTGGATATTATGTCGGTCCTAAAGTGACTATCTCTGGTGACGGTTCTGGTGCTTCCGCATACGCAAATGTCGTTACAGGAGCTATCGATAAAGTCAATCTTATTAGCGGAGGAAGCAATTACGGTTCCGCTTCAGTAACTATTAGTGCAAATAGTGGAACCAGCGCAGTAACAGTAGCGCCTGCTCCACCGTACGGAGGGCATGGAGCTAATCCGGTCGAAGAACTTCTAGCACATAATATCATGATGAATGTCAAATTGACAGGTACAGAATCTAATACCTTTATTGTCAATAATGATTTTCGTGTGGTCGGCATTCTCAAGAATCCACTTCTTGCTAATGGCGCACAAGCTAACAGTTCCGTATACGATTTGACAACTAAACTAACACTCACTAGCGTTTCTGGAACTTTCCAAAATGATGAACTTATTTCTGGTGGCACTTCAGGAGCTTCTGCAAGAATTCTTCAATTTGCAAATACAAACGCTTCAGGTAATGCTGGAATTCTTAGTATTTCTACTATCACGGGAAGTTTCTCAAATACGGAAACCGTCACTGGAAATACTTCATCAATTACGGCTACTATTTCTGGAATAAATCAAAGAGACTTACAAGATGCTTCTGGTAAAATTCTTTACATTGAAAATAGACCTCCAGTAACAAGAGCCTCTGATCAGATCGAAGACATAAAATTAATAATTCGTTATTGATTGTCTTGTTTTAGTGTGTCTAAATATATGAACAAGCTTACAAAGGAAAAGATGTATAAATGGGTATCAATACAAACCTAAATGTATCTCCATATTGGGATGACTTTGATGAAACTAAAAACTTCCATCGCGTTTTATTTCGTCCGGGTCTAGCAGTTCAAACAAGAGAACTTACACAACTTCAAACAATTCTTCAAAATCAAATTCAAAGAGTGGGTGACAATCTTTTTGTTGAAGGTACCATTATTGAAGGTTGTGATTTTCAATATGAAGAAGTTCCTTATGTTCGGCTAAGAGATACTGATCCCGGTGGAAATACTGTAAGTGTTTCTGTATTCGCTAATGGTATCGTTGAAGGTTTGACTACCGGTGTTAGAGCAAAAGTTGTCGCCGTTGAAGCTGGCGCTGAAGCCTCTGCACCAAACTATAATACTCTTCTTGTCAAATACATCGATGGTGGTACAAACAAAACCAACAAGACTTTTGCCGCAAATGAAACTATTGTCTTCAAACCCTCCGATGGTGGTTCAGGGCAAACCGCAAATACTATTTCAGTTAGCGCGTTCGGTAAAGGCTCTATCTTCTCAGTAGGTGATGGTATCGTTTATGGAAAGGGGCACCTTGTAAGAGTAGCCTCACAAACTATTATTCTAGAAAAATTCAATATCATTCCGTCATATAAAGTTGGGTTCGATATTCAAGAATCTTTTATCTCTTCTGATACCGATTCAACACTTCTAGATAATGCGATTGGTTCTTACAATGAAACCGCCCCAGGCGCTAATCGACTAAAGCTAACTCCTACACTTGTAAAGAGAGCACTTACTGATACCGCAAATACTTCACAGCTTACACCAATCTTTACAGTAGAGAATGGTAACATTCAAGTTGTCAGACAGACTACCGTATATGATGATATTGGTCGCGAAATGGCTAATCGTACATACGAAGAGTCTGGCAACTATATGGTAAAACATATCAATACAGAAGTCAAGGAACATTTAGACACCGGTTCAAACTTTGGTAGATATAAGGCAGGAGATAGCCCAGCCGGTGACAGAAACAAACTTGCTATTGGTATCAATCCTGGTATCGCATATGTACAAGGATATAGAAATGAAATTTTGACTACAGAATTTATCGAAACCGATAAAGCTACTGAAACCGATCAAGAACTTGGTGTAAATATTACCACCAACTATGGTAACTATGTAATCGTAAATGAAGTTGCAGGTCCTTGGGATCCAACCACATATCAAACAGTCTCTCTAAGAAATGCCGCAGCCACTTCTGTTAGTAGTGCAAGTTTAGGGCTTACAGCCGCTCCTGGCTCTGAAATCGGTACAGCAAGAGTAAGACAACTTACATACGAATCTGGAACCAAAGGAACCGCAGCAGGAAAATATCGCCTATATCTATTCGATATCAAAATGACCTCGGGTACTTTCACGGACGTTCGCTCATTCTATGTCAATAATGTAAGCGGACCAGACAATCTAGCCGATGCCGTACTAGAATCCGGCGTAGCAGTGCTAAAAGAACCTTCATTCAATAAAGTCCTCTACACAACTGGTGCAGATGCAGTTCAAACACTTACAAATAATGTAGGTACTATCAATGCATTTTATACTTTCAAGGATAAGGCTACAGTATCTTTCAATACTTCTGGAATAGCTACACTTTCAATCAGTGGTGTTCATGCTGGTGGCACTGAAGAATTTCCATACGGCACTGGTGCTCTAAACAATACACAGAAAAGAGATTTTCTTGTTATCGCAAGTTCTACTGTAAATACTACTAACAACGCCGGATTCGCAAGTTTCACTTCTGGATCAAATACCATTGTTGGTAATGGTGCTTCACAATTCTCTACACAATATAGTGCTGGTGATTTTATTCAGTTCGCAAACACTTCAGCCGGTACCACAAATACTCTCCGTGTCGTTTCTGTTGCTGGCGCTTCTTCAATGATTGTCACTCCAGCGCCTTCAATCGATTCTGGCACTGCTAATACCTCAAGTGGTGCTACTCACGCAAAAGTATTCCCACAAGGATACATTTTCGATTTGACAGAGAATGGAACTTCTGGTGCTGCTAGAAGTGTGACTGTGCCTACAAGTACAACCGCTTCCATCGATTTGAAAGAATCTCTAACTTCAACTCTTTCAACTACGACTTTCTTCAATAACAAAAGAGAAACCGCAGTAGGAGCTAAGAAACTTGTAAGAAAGAGTAGATATGTCAAACTAGACTTGAATACCAATAGTGCTGGAACTACCGGTCCATGGATTCTAGGATTTGCTGACGTTTTCAATATTCGTAATGTCTACATTGGCTCTACTTATAGTATTACTAATAGAAATGTTACAAGTTCTTTTCGTGTTATAGTCAATAGCAATGACAATTATTATGGTCTATCACAACTCGCTTTAGCAGAAAATGCATCACTTTCTTTGACTAGTGCTGATAAATTGTTGGTGGAATTAGATTACTTTGAACATGATGTATCATCTGGTATTGGATTCTTTTCTGTTGATTCATATGTAATCGATCCAAACGAATCTACCGCGAATACAACTGCTATTGTGACACCACAGATTCCTAGATATAATTCTTCAAGTTCAGGAACAACATTCGATTTAAGAAACTCAATTGATTTTAGACCTAGAATTGCTTCAAGCGCTACTGATACCACAAGTATTGGTTCCGCTACAGTAAATCCAACAACTTCAACAACTCTCGATATCGATTCTGACGGTTCATATGTACCTGTAGCCGATGAAAACTTCACTACAGACCTTCTTTATTATCTGCCTAGAATTGACCGAGTAGTGATGGGTAAAGATGGTAAAAAGAAAGTAGTTAAAGGTATTCCAGCTACAACTCCAATAGATCCATTAGAGCCCGCGGAGTCTATGACACTTTCTACTTTGTCCATTCCTCCATTTCCTTCACTCTCATTGGAGAATGCTTATAACTTCAATAGAGTCGATTTAGCAGTAAGGGTTCGCCCACACTTCCATAAAAGATATACCATGAGAGACCTTGCAGGACTCGAAAAGCGTATTGATCGAATGGAATACTATACCGCACTCAATGTTCTAGAAAAATCTGCAAAAGATTTGACTATTGCAGATGGAAGCGGATTGAATCGTTTCAAGAATGGTATCTTTGTGGATGCTTTCTTCGGGCATAATAATGCTAATCTTCTTGACCCTTCTTATAATGCTTCTATCGATAGTAAGAAAGGTGAACTTCGCCCTAAGTTCGATCAAGCAAGTCTTGACTTGACTTATGTTTCTGGAAGTTCCACTAATGTTACACGAAAAGGTAAACAGGTTCGTCTTGAAGTATCTGCAAATAGTGGATCATATAATAACGGTGATATTGTTTATGTTGGTGCTTCATTAGGTACGGCTACCGCGGCCGCTACTGTCAGAACCGTTGTAGCAAACACAAGTGTCAATAGATTGTACCTCCACAATGCGAATGGTACATTTACTTCATCCACTACTTTGAATAACAATAATAATGCTGGCACCTCTACGGTTTCTAATGTACAATATCCTGATGATGGGGCACTGGTAACTCTTCCATACACACATCAAATTTATATTGATCAGCCTTTTGCGAGTGAAGTAATCAATCCTGTTGGCGAACTTTCATTCAACTGGGTAGGCAATCTAGACTTGTTCCCAGAAGCGGATCACTGGGTAGATACTACACAACAACCAGATGTTCAATGGGATCTTGACCTTGCTTCGAATTGGCAGTCTCTCCAAAATGCTTGGGGTACTAACTGGAATGATTGGAATACTACTACTTCATTCCGAGAGACAGAAAGACGTGTCGCAGGTTTCTTGACTGGAGGAGGTTCAGCATTTGAGGGCGGCGGGCACGGTGCGCTGGATGAAGTGACAATAGAACAAACTGATACGACAGTTAGAACCGGTACTCGTTTGAATGTTGAAGTCTTCAATCGTACTCAGTCTTCTGGTCCATTCGTTCGTCGCACAGATATTATTCCTTTCATGCGATCAAGAGAAATTCAGTTCCGCGCAACTGGAATGAGACCGAATACAAGATTGTATCCATATTTCGATAACATTCCTGTTTTCAACTATGTGACTCCTACAACTTCAACCTTTGCTAATACCGCTGGTGCTGGTGCTGCACTCGTTACAAATGCGAATGGAGCAGTCTTTGGTGTCTTCACTCTACCAAATGACAATACATTGAAATTCCGTCAAGGTGAAAGACCTTTCAGACTTGTAGACATTGCTAACACGGCTACACAATCCGGAACACAAACTACTTCCGCTGAAACAATGTATACTTCTCTAGGGCTTGCAAGTGCTACCCAGGGAATCACAATGAATACCCGTGAAGCAAGAGTAACTTCAGATACAGTTACCGACACACAAACCGTTACTTCTCAATTTACGGGGATTCAGGTCCATCGCGATCCCGTAGCACAGTCATTCAACATTGGCGATTTTGAATATAATAGTCTTACAATCGGAGATACCAATTTCGGGCTGGGCGCGGATGGTGTATTTGTGTCTTGTATCGATCTTTACTTCTCACAAAAAAGTCAAACGATCGGCATCGGAGTAGAAATTCGTGAAATGGTAAATGGACAAATTACCGCCGTTCGAGTTCCATTCGGTTTCAAAAGAATTGATCCTTCAGATGTAAACATTTCAAGTAACGGATCATCGCCAACACCATTCTACTTCGATCAGCCAGTATATCTCCGTGGAGACAAAGAATACGCATTTATCGTAAAACCAGATGGCAGTGATCCTAATTATCGTCTATGGATCGCAACTCTTGGTGGTGTCGATACTCTTACAAATGCTATTATCGATCAACAACCAGCAGTGGGAATGTTATTCACTTCCGCAAACGATAGAACTTACACACCAAGACAGAATCAAGATATTTGCTTCACTGTCTGGAGAGCAAACTTCAATAAGAATGTAAGTGGTACAGCAATCTTCAACAACCAAGATGATGAATATCTAAATGTTGAACAGATTTCTACCACTCGCTATCAAATCGGTGAAAAGATTAGAGGAGAATCACTTCTAACTATTTCTGGAAACACTGGAGCATTCACAACAGGCGATAACGTTACATTCGGATCAAATACCGGGCAAGTTAGAAAAATCATTACAAGTGGTAGTAACTATATTATCAAAACTGACTTGAAGGGGAATATTCCTGTCGGTGTTAATGTGACTTTCTCTGGTACTGGAACTTATTACGGTACTGCAAATGCATTTAGTGTCAACGCGGCTACTGGATTTGTTCAATACATCAATAGAGCAACTGGTGAATTGATTGTCAATAGTTCTTCTGGCGTGTTTACAACAAATACAACTATCAACGATGGTTTCTATAGAGGTCAACTATCAAACGCATACTCACAAGCAGTTTCAATCAAGGATCAGAAGTTCGACATTCTCGTTCCTAAAATGTCTCAAATGAAGTATGTTGATACTGATATCTCTTGGTCTGCCAGAACAACTTCAAATGCTTATAGTGTTTCTTCAACTTACACTAGTGTAGAAAACTTTGAAAACAATGATTTCATCGCTGGTGAAAGAATTGTAGCATCTAGAACGAATGAAGTCAACAATATATCAAGTGCTAAAACTCTCTATCTTCGTGGTATTCTTTCATCAAATACAGCAAGATTGAGTCCTGTTATCGATATTGGTAGAACTAAATCAGTCATTACAGTTCACAATATTATCAATAACGATAACACTGGTGAAACTGGAAACTATGGTAATGCCAATGCTCGATATATCTCTAAAAGAGTTACACTAGCAGATGGTCAAGAAGCAGAAGATTTGAAAGTATTCGTATCTGCATATAAACCAGCAGGTTCCGAAATCGATGTTTATGCAAGAATTCAAAACCCTACAGATGGTGAAGATTTCCGTGATAAGCAATATACAAAACTTACACAAATTACTGCATCTAATACGGTTTCTTCAATCATAAACAGAGAAGACTTTATTGAAGTTGAATATGGCTTCCCAAGTACAAACGCAACTTCACAGTCTGCATACTTGAACGGATCAAATAGTAACATTGTGAGATATTACAATAGCTCTAATGCTTATTTTGACACCTTCAAACAGTTCTCTATCAAGATTGTTTTGAGAACTAATAATGGTTCACATATCATTCCAAGAGTTCGAGACTTGCGAGCCGTAGCTTTGCAGGTGTAAAATGAATACTGTAAAAGTAAAAGATGAACCAGGGTTGGTGAGAGATACCGAAACAAATGCGGTATTATCTACCGATTTGAAAGGGCTTCAAGCGTATAAAGCACAGAAAAAACGAATGCAGAAAGTCGATGAATTGACCGAAAATGTGGAATTACTAAATAAAAAAATGATAAATATAGAAGAGTTACTAATAAAACTATTAGAAAGAGATAATAAATGACCGCAATTGCTAATGTAGCACTCTCTAATACCTTTGATTATTGGAGAATTCGTACTAATGAAGCTATCAACTTTATCAATACAGAAGCGGCTAATACCGGTTGGGCAGTTGCGAATACTTCATTTCAAAGCACTTTAGCGAACACTAATGCTTACATTGCGACTAAGGTAAGTACGGTAACCTTCAATAGTGCTTTAGCGAACACTAATGCTTACATTGCGACTAAGGTAAGTACGGCAACCTTTAACAGTGCTCTTGCAAACACTAACGCATATATCGCTACGAAAGTAAATACTTCAACGTTCAACAGTGCTCTAGCGAACACTAATGCTTACATTGCGACTAAGGTAAATACATCAACATTCAATAGTGCTTTAGCGAACACTAACTTGGCGGTTGCTGATAGACTTCAAGTGGCTAATGCAACTTCACAATTTGCTTCAACAGGAAAAGCCATTGCTATGGCTATAGTTTTCGGATAAAATCAGAACAAAGGCTTTAAATAAAATGATTAAAGAAGGTATAGTAGTATGAATCCAAATATCGTAAACGTTGCTAGAATCTTAGCAAACACTGTCACAGGCACATTCACATCCAGCAATACGGTGTTTGTTACTAATCCAGCCTCAAGTGGTGCTGTATATAAAATCAACTCTGTAACAGTTACAAATATCGATGGCGCAGCAAATGCGGATTTTGATTTGATTTTAAATAACCAGGGGTCTAATAACTTTATTATCAAAACTGTTGTGGTCCCTAGTGACGCCACGTTAGTAGCAGTAGATAAAAATAGTGGTTTCTATATGTTAGAAAATTCAACAATTGGTGGAGCAGCTTCTGCCAATGATGATTTATCTTATACGATTTCTTTCGAACAATTGTACGATTCTTAATCATTAATGCCAAAGTATATTGGATATAATTTTACCGGTACTGCTAATTCTACTGTAGTAACATCTGCTTTAAATGGCGGAGTTACTGATAGAAAATATAATTCTGGTGTCTGGGCGATTAATGGAACTGATAATAATTCTGTTTATGGTAGAAGAAGATCCGGAAATTGGCTCACTACAACAAGAGGTGAGCTGCCTTTTGTGTTGACTCCTCCAACAACAGGGCTGGCCAACTTGGTTGCTTTTTGGGATTTTTCACATCAGGGTACCGAAGTTGAAAAACTCGCTAATTTTGAACCGACTCCGGCTGATGGCTCGGCGCAGTCTGCCTACGACCTTACGAAAAACGGCAGCGGCATCACGACAAGCGGGATTGGTATTGCTTTTAACGGAACTTCTGGTCAAAGTTTAAGTATATTAACCAATACAACTTTTACCAATAGTTTTCATAAAGGCACTCAACCTTATACAATGGTCACAATTTGGAATTATCCGGGAGCGCCATCAGGAGCAGTAACTTGGTTTTCAACTTGTCATGGTAATGGAACTGTAAATGGAGTTCAGTTTTTCTCTGAACAGGGTGGTCCTCAAACCATGGCCAATTATGTTGGGCGAGCTCCTTCTGGAATACAATCGTTTAGTTGGGATGATAGACCATTTTCATCCGGTTCTGGCATGACGGCTTTATCTTGGAACAGCGGTGGAACTTCTTTTATTCGCAGAGATAAAGCTTATATTCAAGCAAGCGGATCTGATACTTATTCAACCACTATTAGCAGTCCCAGTGGTAATAATG